GGGTATGAGAATACTTCACTACCATTAGGCTCGCGGCTGGCTCTGATTCCGACCTATCATCCAGCGTCCGCTACAGGCTTTAATCCGAAGCGGGGGGAAGAGCGCACAACCGAATTGGGTCTCTAGAAATAGGGGTTCCACATGGTAGACCACGAATCATAGGGTTTATAATCACAGCCCTAAGAGGTCGGTATGTCTTTTTCCTCTCGGAGGGAAGTTTGATCGAGCGTAAGCGAGGTGACTGTCTTAATTAAATGTCACAAGTGTAAGTCAAGTGTAAGTCAACTTAACCGTTGGTAATACTAAGTACCATGCTTAAGTACCATGTAGCATGGGACAAAAGAAAAGGCCACAGATTTTAACCTGTGACCTTCTCCCAAACTATGAACGATGAAACGAAACAAAACACACACAACCGAAGTTGAATGCGAAAAATGCTTAGACTATTCTAGCGGGTTTGTCAAGCTAAGACTGAGAGTAGCTCGTCCAGCGTAGAGATGCTTCCTGCGAGCTTCATCACATCATTCGATGATTCTGCTTGTCGGAAGTCACCAAAGAACTTCTCACGCTCATCGTGGATGAACTGAAGGATAGCAGCATACTCCTCGCGGTCACGGAGTGCTTCTACGGCTACTTGTATGCTTGGTTTCGGTATCGGTGTCATAGTGGTGTTAGATTGGCGGCCCGTTAACTCGGAAGCGGATTTGGAATCCGATGACCGTCCCCATTTGATCACAGCTCGACGGGCCTAGCGAGCATAGCTATAGGAATTGACCTTGTTAGGATAGTGTTACTTGCGCTTTTCTGCGCGTTTGATCTTGCGTTCTTGCTTGAGCATTTCCTTGGTGGGCTTCTTACCAGAACCAGCAGCGGCACGGATGTTATCGTAAAGTCCACGCTTGGACATGGAGCCATCCGCTCGTTTGATCATCTTGGCTTTCATCCTTGTTCCATTCCTTGGGTTGTCACGCCGCCCATTTGTGCTGGAGCTGTGCCGATACGACCAATCTCAGCATTCTGCATTTGCTGAAGCTGGAACTGGTATTGCTCCATGTATTTCTGAAGCCTTGCACCAAATGCCTCGTCCTGCTGTGCGCGTTGCATGATGTCTGGTTGCTGGACATAGGCTTGAATCATCTGCATTGCCATCTGTGCGCCATTAGGCTGGGCGGGAACCTCGATGCCAGCGAAGATCTTAGCAAGGTCGTCTGTGACATTCTTGGCAACCTTCTGCTGCGCCTCCTCGGCGGGTTGCAGGACATAGTCGGCAAAGATTGGATTGATGCTAGATGCCGTAAATTCCAACAGCTTATTCACATCCATGATGCCGTTGCGGTCTAGTTGCACCAATGACACCATGTTCTTAAGCTGCGTTTCGGCAGTCTCTGGATCGTTGCTTTGTGAGTCGAAGTTTACCACGATGCTGAAGTTCTCATCAGCCGAACCCTTAGTCATCACCTGTGGGTTGGGATTGCCAGTAACTTGGAAGAACACCTCATCTGGCCCCATGCGCTGATACAACTTCCACGCCATGTTCAGCACATCGCGGACATGATCCAAGAACTTAGACACCACGAACTGCTGGCGCGAGGCAGAGATTGGGTTGGACATATCCAGACCAACGGCACGATCTGCCTGTGCGGTCATAGATACTTCAACCTCAACAGAACCATTGTCGGCTGGAGGCGGCGGCCCCCATTGAATCTCACCAAGGCGACGATACGGAACCCTTACTCCTGGCCCCCAATCAGAGGGAGGACGACCAGCCGGGTGCAACAATGGAGGGAGAGTAGCCAGAGAAGCACGATCAATACGAGAATCACGCTCGGTCTTGATTTGCATTTGCGCTCCACGGAGGATGTCCGAAAATGTCTGGGTTTCGTACATGCGCTTCTGGTCGTTCGATAGGCGCGTAACCACAAAGGGGTAGTCGTCATAACCGTTAAGAAGTTCGTGTTTGGCGAAGCCTTCGGTGGTCGGGTGGAAGACCGTGCAATAAATGCCCTCGCTGCCATCCTCCTCATCAATCAAACGCTGGTAGCCATAGACTACCATCACGAGGTCGTTGTCGTCCGTGATAGGTAGGCGGTCGATTGTCTTGAGCTTCTCGCCATCCAAGTACATGGAGTCCTTGCCACGGAGACGCTCGATAGCGTTCTCAACCCAGTCGGCATCCCAGCCCTCGGAGGTTACTTTTTTCTCAAGCTCCTGAGATGTTAGGAATGTGCGCCAGAATACATACGGAGCGCGTTGAGGATCAGTCACATACGATGGGAAAAGAACCTCGCCATCGGGGGCGCATGAGTAAACTACCGGGCAATCTACCGATGTACGAGGGACAGAGACTTCAGCCAGACCTTTCTTGCGAAGATCCATAATGGCTTTTTTTGCACGCTTTGACGACAGGTCAGGGAATGCTGTCTGAAGCATACCGAATACCATCTCGTCATCCGAACCACTAACAATAAGTTCCGCTAGATCGGGGGAGACTTGTGCGATTTCCTCGATGGATACTTGTTGCAAATATGTCCTTTTTTCACGCTTCCATCCGACATATGACACCATCAACCCCTTCTCTAGCAGATAATTAGCACCCAATTCCATCTGCTGACGGAAGTTCGGGATATAAGACGAGCGCATCCATTTAAGGAACCCAGACACCATTGAAGCCCGTGGCATAGATGCCATTGATGTCGGGAACGCCTTGATGTGGGAACGCTGCAATGCTTGGTCTAGGATGGCCACAAATGCATCGATACGCTCCCCGACGACATTGACCTCAATATCACTCGCTCCCTGCCAAGGGAAGGCATTTGCGCCCTGTTTACGGAGGTCGTCTGACTTACCTTCCCAGAGGTTGCGGCGGTCATCATACGAGCGCAAGCAAGCCTCGAAGTACTCCTCCAAGTCAATAAGGCACTTGTCGTAGGCATCAGCCAACGCCATGACATTAGGGCCGTCCTCGGCGTAGATCATCGACTCTTCTTGCTCTTCTGTTGGTGCGCTCATGATGGCAAATATTCGTAGAACTGCTCGCCTACTTCGGGGCGTATCATAACAACTTTTATAGGTTTGCCAACTAGTTTGTGCGATACCCTAGGTGGAGCCTTAACTGGAACTGCCTCACCATCCATGCGAACCATTACCCAACTAGGGTTTGGGCATTTGCGGATAACTAGATAGTCACCCTCATAGGTGGTGTCATCTTGAGGTTCCACGGGGGAATCAAGGGTTTCTGGCTTAGCTTTAGGTGGGCGACCGCGCTTTACTGCTTTCTTAGTTGGTGCTGTTTTCATGGTTTAGTTTAGATTTCATGTATCGAATCGCATGTTCAAGGGTTTCAATCTCCTCCGTAAGTCTAGGGGTTTTCCCGTATTCTTCCATTTTTGCCCTCTTGAGATACGCTTCTTTTAGGCAATCGATGATAAGTTCCTCGGCAACTATTAGCTTTCTTGCGGTTTTCATGCAGGTGTTTTAGCTGGGCTGATTCGTGCTTCCGCTATCTCCATGTAGCTTTCTTCACGCTCGATTCCGATAAAGTTAAATCCCTCTATCACCGCAGCCTTGCCAGTGCTGCCGCTGCCCATGAACGGATCGAGAACGACGCCACCGGGCGGCGTGACAAGGCGACACAAGTAGCGCATGAGAGCGGTTGGCTTGACGGTGGGGTGGTGGTTGCGGCGGGTTACGTTTTGCTTTGGGCCATGTTCCGGCGTTCCGGCAAAGTCGCCAAGCGCGCAAAGCTCTTTTTCCTCCAACCCCTCGCACCCTTCATCCCGATCCCGCTTGCTTGCCTTGGCGCAATAGAAGAACCGGGCGGCGGAGCCTTTGGTTTTATCAGTTCCGGCGTCCGCCATGTCTTTTAGGCCGTGCTCATAGATACCGCCGTCCTTGGCCTGTTTGTATGACCAATGCCCGCCGCTGCTTTGTGGAAACAGCCCCACCACCTCGTCGCTGCCGTCGTGGATCAGGTTTGCGGGCCAGCGGCCGGAGGGCTCGGCTTGAACTCCAGCCCCTAGCCCTTTGCCTAGAACAGCGTTGTCGGCGCGGGAGATTGCCGGCCTTACCAGTTGCTCCTCGGCATTGATCCTGCACCCATCCACATTGATCGCACCCGTGCCGTGCTGCAGCACGTTAGCTGCAACCGTCTTTTCACCAAGAGGCTTGCGGGCTACGGTGATCGGCTCTAGGGCGGGCTTTAGCGCAGTGCCCCAGCCGGCCCACTGCTGGGCTTCGGGGGTGGCGGGGGCGGTGATGCGACACTCGCCCTCGCCGGTGCCGTTGGCACCAAACCCGCCGCCGTATAGCCCGCCCTTTCCGTCCGTCAGCGAGTAGCCCGGTTGCCCTAGTTTGCTGCCCACAACCTCGCGCTCAGCCCCAGCCGCCTTATCAATCGCCTTCGACACATCCAGCGACTTCGGAAACCCCGACCCGTAGACCCAGGCGATCATGTCCCGAATCTCAAACCCTGCATCCTCAATCCGCACCGCCATCCGGTGCTGTGTCCGCGTGCCAGCGAACGCCAGCAGGTGCCCGCCAGGCTTCAAAACACGCAGGCACTCTTTCCAAACTTCCACGCTAGGAACATCGTAGTCCCACTTTTTGCCCATAAAGCTCAAGCCGTATGGCGGGTCGGTGACAACAGAATCAACCGAACAATCGGGAAGTTCTTTTAGTTTTTCTAAGCAATCTCCGTGTATTAGTTTTGTTCCGTTCATAGGTTAATAGCCTCCTGCTCCTTGTCTTGTAGCAAGATTTCGGGTTTCGTCAACATGATCTATTCCAGCAATGGCGGCGTAGCGCAGAACATCGACTGGATCTTTCCATGCCTCCTTCAAACCGCCGTCACCCGTGTATTCACTCAGAGCTTGGATAATGTTCTCACACTCTGAAGAGACATAGAAATGCGGTCGGTTGACCGAATCTGCAGGTCTAGTGGTGTCCCATGACATCTTGCCAATAAGTGCCTGCAATCCATCGTCGATGTCTAACCCTGGAGCTGGAATACAAACCATGCCGGCATCATTCAAATCCTCGATAATAGAGGATGCCCCATCCGCTGACTGGTACTTGGCAGCTCCAAGCCGAGGGTCAATCAGTCTCTCAAAGATCTTCTCGTCACCCTCAAGCTCGGCAATCAAGTCCATGTAGTCACGGATACCAAACCCCTGCCCCTTAGCCCCTTGTCCTGGCATCCACTTGCCACCCTTCCACTCAGCCCAGTCGCCTACATCGATACCCGGCCACTCACGATATACCCAAAATGTACCAGACGCATCCACAGCAATCCAAGCCATAAACCAATTCTTTGCACCCGCTGGGTCAATAATCTGATAGCGAGTAACATTCGTAGTTGGGATCTCTGATGGCTGGACAACATTGACTTCTTTGTTGAACTTGGGAAACTTGGTGGCGTGGGACTTAACTGGAACCCCGTACGCGCGAATTAGAATCTCCTCCCGAGGCCTTCCAACTAGGGTCTCCTTGATTCGCTCGTAGCCACCGAAAGGGTTGTCCTTGGAATGGAAGTAGTGGACGCTGGCATTGCGCTTTTTACTCCGTTGGACATAGGGTACAAGCTCACCGTTGAGCAGCTCAGCCTCGACGCTCTGGACGCTTGCCGCCCCATCTAAGTATTCCTTGATCACCTCAGTCCACCCGTCAATCGGAGTGAATGTCACCAGCATCTTGGAATTGCGGGTAGCAAGACGGAAGCGCAGGGTGTCAATAAGCTCATTACCAAGTAAGTATTCGTCGAGCCATACGCCAATGTTGTGCCACTGCGGGTCACGGCTACCAAGCTCCGCACCTTCTAGAATAGTTGGGTTGTTCTGATACTGAGAATAGGTCTTAAAGATAATCTGTGACGCATTGGGCAGGATCAACGAGTTATCCGTGAACCCGTTCTTCTTCGTGTACGAAATGTAAGCGTTAGCCGAGGTTTGCTTTGTCCTCATCTCATGCGGTAACCAGTTCCATACTGCGCTTTGTTGCTGGCGGATGCTAACCTCCGATGTCTGGGCAAAACAGAAGATCTCTGACTTTGGGTTTTCGATGGCGGCCTTGACTACACAGTAAGAACCCCACGCAGTTTTTCCTGAGTTGTGATGGGGAACCCCAGCTACAATGTAGTTGTTGTAGACCGGCACATGAAAATCCCAGACATAATCTTCTCGGAGGTAATTGATCTTGACAACTCGGCGGGAATAGATAGGGTGTCGGTATGCCGAAGCACAACTCAATAACTTACCCAGTAGATCAAATACGCCTTTGGATTGCTGAAGGATGGACTCAAGCGAATATCGCGGGAAAGCTGGCAAAGGAGCTAGATCCACGAGTGACCGCGAAGTTAATTTACAAGGTTTGTAAAAAGCACGGGATACAATGTCAGCGGACAGGGCCACGAAGCGGCGAAGGACATCCCGAATGGAAAGGTGGCAGGATTGTGAACAAGGACGGATACATTGAGCTTTATTGCCCAAACCACCCGAACGCTCGCAAGCACACGCGCTA